AAGTCAGATGTCACAATTTTTATTTTCCTATGCAAATTTTTCTCAACAATTCGATTGCAAATTGGTTCCGAAAATGCCGAATTAATGTATATACCTTCTACATCTGGGTGATTGAGAAAAATATGATCTACAGCATCACATGCTTTAGTTTCATCTCCGTCATCATAATAGCTATCTAGCAGTACCAGATTCCTACGCATTGCCTCATTAGTAAATGCCTTGCTAATGTTTTTTAAGATCTGAGTATGCTCTCCGCCTTTAAAATAACAAACTTTCCTATTATATACCATCCAGTCGAGCAATTCCGCCGCTAACATTCCAGAAACAAATCCATTGTTCATGATGCAATAATGATTATACCTTGTTGAAATGTCTGTATTGAGCGTATATACGACAACGCCCTTTTCTATTAATTGATCGACAACTTTAGCAATTTCCGGCGTATCATTGACAGAGTAGAACATGAGACCATCATATTTCTTTTTTGCAATTTTACTCATCTCCTGAACAAATTCCTGGTCGGCAAACTGCTTCGTTGAAAACACATAAATGTCCCTAACAACATTGAAGTCTTGAAGTTCCTGATATGCGCTTTCAGAACCGTTAATTAGTTCATTATAAAATACGTCTACTGAGCCATATATTAGAACACATATCCTAATTTGTTTTCTCGCTAATGAGACTGCAACTTTGTTCGCTTGATAACCCATTTCTCTAGCTGTTTTTTGAATCAGTTCTCGTTTCTCTTTTCCTACTTTACGCTGCCCATTTAAAGCCCGAGTCACAGTTGCTGTCGAAACATCCAGCATACTTGCGATATCATATATTGTAACTTTCTTTTTCATCTGTTTTTCAAAAGCTCCTATAATGTTGGAATAGATACAATACAGTCAATTTCAAGTTAGGTAAATCGGTTTCCCTTAATATATCCATAAATGGCGACTCTGTCAATACTTATTTTTGACGTTGCAGCATTTAACATTTTTTCAGATTACTACGCAGTGCCTAGCAGGTTTTGTACTCTATCGTGACAACCATCACGTCGGACAAAAAAATCCCAAAGGTTTTCGATATCGTATTTTTTATATTTGCTCTTCAAGACAAATGTTTCTTGCCAGACGTCGTTACATGTTCAACGGCGGACAGTTGATCAAAGAAATTTTGTAGATACTTAATACACTTGAGTAGTTCTACCGAAATGTCAGATTACCGACCCCGCACCCCACCCACTCAAAAACAGTTCGTCCAAAGCGAGATTGCTTAACGATAAAGATCACGGACTGAATGTAATAAGGCAGAACAATTATGCAAAATAGAAGTTCGGCATTGCTAGAAGTAGCCAGAACTAGGTGTGATAATATTTGATTTGTGACTAGACCCGTGTTAGTTCTAAGCTTTATCTATATCCACCCTCAACCTCAATCTCAACCCCATTATAAAACACAAACCGTATTCCTCCATTCCTGCCAACGATCCCTTTTTCCACCATAACCGTCCATATGGTGTCGTCCCATTTTTCAAGAACCTGCGGATTCTTCTTGAGCGCTTGGATAAACTTTGACATCGCTTTGTCCTTCTGCTGCCGCGATGTTCGTTCCTCTTTTTGTTTTTCCAGTTCGCAAACTAAATCCTCATAGCGCTTATTCAAGCTATCGTATTTTTTCAAATACTCCTCTTGCGATTGAGCAGTCGTGGAGTTTTCTTTGACTAACGACCTGACTAGCTCGGCAACTATCTCGCATTCCTCACTCAACCACGCAATTTCGGCATCAATATCAGTCAAATCTGTCAAAGTACGACGCATGAGCTCACAATCCGCAATGACCTGCGTTTTATTCGCCATCAGCTGGTTGTATGCCTGTATGAACATGCTCTGTATCGTTTCGGTGTCAAGGACGGGTGTGCCGCACTTTTTCTCGAATTTATCGTTGCATTGCCAGATTACCCTGCGGTATTGGTCCGTGGAATGCCATACTTTGGAGCCATAATATCCACCGCAATCAGCGCAAACCAACTTAGAAGACAGAACGCTTTTGCCGCTATACGCCCTGCCGAGCTGTTTCCGCCTAGCGATTTCAGCCTGAACCTGATCCCATTCTTCCGGCACTATGATCGCCGGATGGCTGCCTTCCACATAGTACTGGGGTACTTCGCCTTCATTTGCCTTCATCTTCTTCTGCAGAAAATCCACTGTGAACTTTTTCTGCAAAAGCGCGTCGCCTTTATACTTTTCATTACTCAGGATGCTGTCAACCGTCGTTTTGCTCCATTTACTGCTCCCACCCGGCGATGGAATGCTCCGCTGCTCAAGGTGTTTGCAGATACCCGCTGCGGTTTTCCCGTCCAGATATAGTCTGTAGATGAGCCTGACAACAGAAGCTTCAGTTTCAACGATAGCAGGACGACCGTTCTCTCCCTTTTCGTAACCGAGAAACCGCTTGTACGGCATCTGAACCTTCCCATCGGAGAAGCGCTTGCGCTGGCCCCACGTCACGTTTTCGGATATGGATCGGCTTTCTTCCTGCGCCAACGATGACATGATCGTTATGAGCAACTCGCCTTTGCCATCAAAAGAGTAAATGCCCTCTTTTTCGAAATAGCATTCTACGCCGTTTTCCTTTAATTTCCGTATGGTAACCAAGCTATCCACAGTGTTACGGGCAAAACGACTAACCGACTTCGTCACGATGAGGTCGAACTTGCCGGCAAGCGCGTCGGTAACCATTTCTTTGAAGCCCTCGCGCTTTTTTGTGTTGGTACCAGATATCCCCTCGTCGGTATACACCTTCATGAACGTCCATTCCGGCTTGGATTGTATGAAATTTGTGTAATAATCGACTTGTGCCTCATAGCTGGTAAATTGCTCATCGCTATCCGTAGAAACGCGAGCGTAGCCAGCGACACGGCGCTTTTCCGCAGACGCTGACGGTAAATGCGTCAGCGGGTTCACGGTCGGCGGTATGACTGTCACTTTTGGCATTGTTGTTTATTCCTCTCAAGAGTTCTCTGCCGGGCGGTTTCTCTCATTTCATCTGTCCAACTTTGGCAGCGGGGTTTATCCTTCCATTTCACTGTACTCTCGGTTCCGTCTTTGAAGCGATAAATCAACATGTTATCATTGCAGACTTGGATGCGATCCACCCTGTCGCGAAAAGCCGGTTCATTAAACGCGGCTTGGTCGAGAGCCGTTGCGGTGGTGTTCATCAGCACATCTTCAGGTATATGCTTAGATGCGCAAGCGGATTTGCCAAACGTATTGTATTTGCCGCAAGTCCAGACTGGGCCGGAGTGCGATTCTTTCCGATGAAAAATGCCGCCGCATACGCCGCAAACTAACTTTCCAATGAATGGATGTACAGGTTTATCGGTTGGGGGTTTTTTGAACCCACTCGCGCGGCGCGCTATCTCTCTTTGAACAGCATCGAACGTTTCGTTGCTGATGATCGCGTCATGCGCTTCCTCAACCCGGAACATCGGATGCTCACCCTGATTGAAACGCTTTCGCTTCGTCATATGGTTCTCGCGATATGTTTTCTGGAGCAGTAGATCGCCGGTATAAGCTTCGTTTCGCAGAATCGCCATGATCGTGCTTTGGTACCAAGGCTTGTCGTTGCGTGTTCTAGATCCTTCCGCGTTCAGTCTTTGGGCTATGGCGTTATATCCATGCCCTAGCAGGTACCATTGAAAGATTTCCTGAATCAACGACGCTTCCTCGGGAACAATAACGTATTTTCCGTTTTCGTATTGGTATCCGTGTATGGTACCGCTCCATGGTTTTCCCTCTTTAAAGTTCTTTAAGATCCGCCATTTCTGATTCTCGCTTGCCGACAAGCTTTCCTCTTGCGCATATGACGCGAGGATGGTCATCATGAGCTCGCCGTCGCCGCTGATCGTATGAATATTCTGTTCTTCGAAATAAATGTCCACCCCCAGCGCTTTGCATTCACGAGCGATCTCTAAGAGAGAGACCGTATTGCGTGCAAAGCGGGAGATGGACTTCGTCAGTACCATGTCAACTTTTCCGGCGCGGCAATCGGCGATCAGGTTCTGAAAGCCTTCTCTCGTGTCTCTTGTGCCGGATTTCGCTTCATCCACATATACGCCGACGTAAATCCATTCCGGGTGGCATTGAATGAATTTACTGTAGTAGCTGACCTGCGCTGACAACGAGCGGAGCATCGCATCCTTGCCGCAGGAGACTCGGGCATACGCTGCGACTCGCTTTTTGTGCTCTAGCTTCGGCGGTTTTGAGATTATCGTCAGGGTTCTCGGCATCTTACCACCTCCTTCCAGTTCGACATATTACCGTTGAATCGATTGATATAGCAAGTCTATTTGCGATATAAACTGTTCGCAGGAATCCCATATTTTTCGGCGATTATAGTATCAACACGGGCAAAGTCAGCCAACGTAATAATCCCTTGCGTGAGCATTCTTTTTGCCTGCAACATGGAAGCAAGGTAGTGTTCTAAATTGGCGCGATATTCATTCTTCACTGCAAGCACGTCCTTTTTCGGTCGGCGATATAGCAAGATTGGCTGCAATATTTCCTGCTTCTATTTCCGTATGCCGAGAAAGCCTTGCCACAATGTTGGCAGGTGAATTGATAGATCGCCTTTCGGTTCACACATTCCAGATGATGATTCCACCAAAATGACCGACAAGCATCGGAGCAGAATTTTCGCGGTTTGCGCCCGGTCAGTGCCTTGATCTGTTTCCCGCATTGTTTGCAGGTGACTAGAGCTGCTTTTGTATTTTCTCCGCGTTCGTTTCTGCGGCAAAAGGAACGAACCGTATTGTCTGAAATGCCAAGTTGCTGGCTGATTCTTATATACCCATAGCCTTGTTGGCGCAAAGCCATAATTTTCAACTGCTGTTCGTTTGTCACGGGTGTCTCCTCCCTGAAAAATCTTTGTTATCACTACTAACTGGAGATAAAAAGACAGTTTGACGAAAAATGGGTAAAGAAAAAGGCTCGGGCGGATTTCTCCAACCGAGCCTCTTTCACTCCTTAATTTAGTTTGCCTTCATCTGGTTAATCAAGTGCTCCGCCGTACCCGTAATAAGCGCGGAGATATCGACCTGTGCGGCGGTCAGCACGTCCATCGCCGAAGTGGAGAGCTTTGCGGTGGTCTTCTCATAGAGCAGTTGACCGAGCTGAGCGATTTCATCCTTGGTCAGTTTACCGTCCTTGCTCGCGGCCTTCATGCCATCGACTACCGTCTGTTTTAGCTCGCCGACCGTGATCTGCGCCAGCTTGATCAACTCTTGCTGCGCCTTGTTTACCGTGTCGAGCTGAGTCGCCTTACCCAATTTCGCCGTCAACCACGCACCGAACACGCCTATCAGGGCAATAAAAAACGCCGCGGCGATGTTCACGGCGTTCTCGATCAGGATGTCGGTTGCGTTCACTGTCCCACCCGTATCCGCCAGTGCAAAGACGGGCAGCGTGAGCATCAGTAGCGCGATCAGTACGAGAATCAGTTTCTTTTTCATTGTTTGTTTCTCCTTCTTTTATATAGATGTAGCTTGCTCCGAGGCAAGCTCGTGGACAAAATCTTCATATTCTTCTTGCGCGGTTTTCGCTTTCTCCCGCGCGGTCTTCATTTCGCCATTCGTTTCGCCACGTTCTACGGCAATACAGGTCGCCAGCGAAAGCGATAGGCTCGCATCCTGCATCTTCATGGCGAGCTTTGATTCTTTTGCGCGAATAGCGGCGCGTTTCTCCGTCTGTTTTCGGTCGCGCGTCATTCGCACTTGTAGCCAAACGACTAGCAGCGCGAACACACCCGATATGATTTCACCGATATAGTTCAATTTGCATTTCTCCTCCTTATACGTATAACAACTTGCAGCGTCCGCACTTATGCCAGTAACCGCTGCCGCCCTGATTAATACCTTCCACCACAACGCCAACGTCGCGCCCTTTCGCGTGAATCACCATGCCGCGGCCCAGATAGAGTCCGACATGCGTTTCGTCCTCAGCGTTCGTGGTGCTATTTCGGAACAAGAAGTCTCCCGCTATTAGTTCATTGCGCGCAACCGCGCCACAGAGCGCCCAAAGCCCATCGCAATTCTTACGATCGTCCCAGATGTTCGTCTCGCGCATAAGCCAGGAAAGAAAGCCAGAGCAGTCGTGCGCCATGAGGTCGGCAAATCCCGCTTTGTACTGGCTATCGCGGAACGTGATCGCACGCGCGAATTCCTCATCCATCGCTTGGATCTTAGCATTGGAAAGATCCATCAAGCTGGATGCGCCCCAAACATATAGGTCGCCGATCCGCGTCAGTGCCAGCGCACAGACCGCTTTCGCCTTAGCCGATACCGTGCCTTTCGCGACCGGTTCTGATACCGTTGCAGTGTCGCCAAACAGCGCCGCCCACGTTTCCTTCCCTATGATCCCGTCGACGGTCAGCCCGGCTTGCGCCTGAAACCGTTTTACGGCTTCCAGCGTGTCCGCGCCAAATGTTTTCCTCGTCACCGTCGTGATATGCTCTCCGTAGAATCCTAGCTCCAAGAGCTTCTGCTTACAAAAAAGCACGTCCTCGCCAGACATGCCTTTCTTCAAATTGCGCGTAAAATCCATTATTTCCTCCGTTTCGAATCAGATAAAATTTCATGATTCCTTCATGGTATTTCCGAGAGAAATCTGCTATGATGCAGGTACATCAAAGCTTGCATGGTATACACAACCTACCTACCCGGTATGTCCCAATCCCTAACAAGATTTACCATGCAAATTAGAAAGGCACTCTTCCCCCCGGCTGAGTGCCTTTCGCTATTTTTGGGCGCTTCGATGCGAGAGAATTCCATTTCCCCTCATGTTGACGGTATAATATTTTCAAATCCGTCATGGTTTTCGGTTGCTCTGTTCATAAATGTCTGTTACGCTATAAACATAGGATTTGCATGGTCTTACAGCGTTGAACTTTTTCTTCCTCCCTTTTTTATTCACCACTTTGACCATGCAATAACAGGGCGCTTCGAAAGGAGCGCCCTAACTATTTATCTAGTGTCCTATGCCGTTCTCTTCCAGAAATAGCAGGTGATATAGGGCTGTAGGTTGTTGTGCGCCGTGCCGCTGCCGTTATAACCGACAGAACCGGACACGGAACCTGTATGATCATGCGACCCACCTGAGCCGGTTGTCTGCCCACTCGTGCTGCCGCCGTTGGTCATATAGTAATAAGTAGAAGCAGACCCACTTCCGACCTTATACGACCCCGAAGACGCTTGGTGTGCATGCGCGCCGTTGGCGTTGACCGTTACAGATCCGCTAAACGAGTGGTTATGCGACGGCATCTCAGCCACGGATAACGCTTGCGCGCACGCACCGCCTGTCTTTTCCACGGTGTTGAAATTCGCATCCGATGTATTCACGCCAACTGGTACTCGCCCCGTACCCCAGCGCACCCAGGTGCCGCCGAGGAATGTGCTCGCGTCAGCGGCGGATACTGTCATCCGAATGCTGCCGACCGGGAAGATCAGGTTTGCAAGCCACAGAACGCTCGAAAACGTTACAGCATCATCAAACTGCACATTCTCACGGAACCGCGCCGGCCATCCAACATCAAAGCTGTCCTCTTCGGCAACCTTTCCAACCGCAAGTCCCATACCAGTGCTGCGGACGGAAAGAATGACCTCCGCCGTGCTCAGATCGGTATACCCATACGCTTCCCCGAAATAGTCGCCGAGCGTCACGCGGATGTCGTAGGTGTACTGATTCGACAAGCTGCCGCCGACCCGGTATGAGCCGTTGACAGCATACATGGAAAGCGTGAATGTCGTATCCGTATAGTACGTTTCGCTCTTGCGCTTATACCCAATTTTGAGTACACGCGTATTCTTGCTACTCACAGAGGAGATCGCTCCAGTGACCGCGACCATGGCGTATGTTCCGTTGTTGCTGGCGTTGCCGGCCGCGTCGCAGCGAAAGACCGATACGGATTGCACGGACGGTGAATCATATGCAACAACCTCGAACGTTCCCGTTAGCACCGTGGTTCGACCTCGACTATCTGTGATCGTCGTTCTGATTGTGTTCGTCCCCGCGGTGGTCAGCTCATTCGTCGAAAAAGAGTTGCCCGAATATGTCGACCCGTTGACCGTGGTCGAGATCGAGGAGATCGACGAGCCATAGACCCCGGAGGCGGATATGCTGACGTTGAGCTTGCTCTTGTGCTGAACATAACACGCAAACTGTGTTACCAACGCAGCCTCTGATTCCGAGAATGAAAGCGCGCCGGTCGGTATGACGCCCGCCGGAATCGCGGCGGATATGCTCACCTGCGTAGTGCCAAGAAGAACCCCGTTTGAATAGGTATCGCAATAGAGTGCTCCGGCGACGCTCGTCGCGTTCGGCGCAGCGTTGGCTTCGTCCACTGAAGGCGTCCAAGAGATGCTTGTTGCGGCGGTTTGCGCCGAAATCGTCGTTTCCGTGCGCGAGCCAAACTTTGCCCGCAGGGTATGTAAAAACGCGCTCGACGCCGGAGTGAGCGAAATAGTCGCTGCGCTGCAAAGCGTGACGGCGGAGACGGTGGGCGTGGTAATGCGCGGGATCGCCGGCAGCGATAGAACCACGCTACCATTTGCCGTTCCAATCGATGCGGAGTAGGTGCAATTCGCTGTAAACGCCAGCGTGATCTGTTTTGTCCCATCTGAGTTGTGGGTTACCGTGCATTCGCCATATGCTTCACTCTCTGTGCTCGCATTGTCCGTTAGGATCATCAGGTACTGGTAGCCCAGCGCCGTGTCATATGGCTCCTGATACTGCGTAATATACTCATTGCGGTAAGGAATCCGCGAGATCGCAAACCCTCGGCCCGTGCGATTATAGACCACGTTTCCATCGACCGATACACTCATCGCGCCGCGGGAATTTGAGTCTACGTTATTGCAGTAAACGTCAAACTGTGAAGTGTTCCCCGATGTCGCGAGAAACACATGGAATCGGATGGTTGACGTGTTGCTGGCGGCAGACTGCGAAATGATCTTGTATTCCAGCCAACAGGAAATCTTGCTTGCCGCCGTTCCAGAAAGAGACCCGTTAACAATCGTGTATCCATCTTTGATTGACTCATACGGCCAATTAGCCATATCCTCACCCCGCGATCTTCTTAAAGTTCAAATTGCCGCTCTCGGGCACCCATGCATAACCGCCAATCCGCAGCGAAGAAAGCACCTGTACGTCGTTCACGTACAGCTTGCCGGAAGAAAAGTAGGCGATTGCGCTGTCGGTAGCGACGCTGTCCTCGCTGCCAGAGAAGAAATACAGCACATCGTTTTCAAGTTTCAGCTTGATTGCGGACGTGCTCTTCCCGATCACAATGCCGGAGGAAATTAGCCGAATGAAGCTGCGCACCGACTCGAACTGCTGCGAGGTTTCGCCGTTCAGTGTTGAAATTCGGCTTGCTGTTTCCGTAAAGTTTGCCTCGATCGTCCCCGCCATGATGGAGAACGAGGTTTGAACCGTATTCTGCAGCGCGACGAAGTCCTGTGTACGAACATAGTCCTCCAGCGCGGTCATGATGATCTGCTGCGCGGATTGCAAAATCGATGTATTCTGCGTGATTTGCTCCTGCACGATCTCTTTGATTTCACCATGCGTGGTATAATCGGCTTCGATCGTTTCGATTCGATTTTTCACCGAAGCATTCTGCTGGATCTCTTCGCCGATTAGAGACGGGCGTGAATCCCCGAGCACAATGCCGGTGCTAGCCGGGTTGTTCAGCGGAATCGTCAATTCTGACAGCACATACGTCTCTTCCGGGCAGAGAGTGCCGCAGGAGATGATCACCTTATCCAAGAAGTGAAATGACTCGACGTTCGCATCGGCATTGTGCAAGTCGACCGCCGAGAGCTTGATTGTCTGTTTGAACCGCGCGCCGTACCCGCTTAGCCAGTCACGACCTCGGTTCAAGAGGATCGTCGCGTCGGAAACATCGTCCCATGTGGTCAGACCAGATGGCGCAAAGATCACGCCATATTCCGCCGCAAGAGCAGCATCTATAAGGAAATCCTGCCCTTCGTTCACGCTCGTGATCGTCAACCGCGCATCGCTTTCCGATTCTGGGTCTATGTCCTTCAGCGCTGCACCGAGCGGAACGCAGGCGGTGTATGTTTCGGACGCGCTCTTGCTCAAGGCGAGGTCGATTAGATTTTCGCCGAATTCGATCCGCTGGATCGATGTGTCCGGTACGTCGGTCAGATAGTCGAGAATAGGATTTTCGTATTCGTCAAATCTGACGATTAGGTAACTGCCGAGTGGATCGAGCAGACTTGTTTTCAGCAACTGCCACGCCGAGAGGTAGTCCTTCGTCGCAATGCTGACCGAGCCAGTAAGATCACAGTTCCCCTGGATAAGCCGCTGATTCGCGTTTACCTGCGCGTTGTGCTGGGTTAAAATGTAGTTCCAGATTTCCGCTGCTGTACCATCCATATCAAATGGGCGAAGGATACTGTCCAGCAGGAAAGCCAGCGAACCCTCAACTACGACCTTGTGGTTTTCGTAGAGATCGCGCTCGTCTTCGATCACGCGGCCGATCCAGATCAGGGAGTCATCCCGGTATACCTTTACACGACTTATAAGCTTCTCTAGTACACCATAGTGCGGATGTTCCTTCGGAATCGTGAACGTAAGCCCACCCGGCTCGTTCTTCTTCTGCGTCAACTCCGGTTCCAGAACGAACATATCTGGCAAACGCGGGTCGTAAATCACATACGAATCGCAGAGTATTCGGTACATCAGAGCGCTCCTTTCCGGTAGGTCTTTTATAGTTTCGGGGGTATAATAGATGTATGACCCGTAATCTAAATCTGTGCATGGGGGATATTACATGGTAACCATCAGTACGGGATCGGGCTGGAAGCTTGAAAGCAGCTATGCAGAGCTGCCGCAGCTTTTTTTTACCGAACAAAGGCCATCTTCAGTGCCTGACCCCACGCTCGTGATTTTTAATGAAAAGCTCGCGGAATCTCTGGGGCTTTCTGCAAAGGCAAGTAAGGATTATCTATCTGTGTTTGCGGGAATCAGCGTGCCAGATGGCGCTTCGCCCCTCGCGCAGGCATATGCAGGGCACCAGTTCGGGTATTTTACAATGCTGGGTGACGGGCGAGCTGTCCTGCTTGGGGAGCAGATTACGCCTTCCGGCGATCGGTATGATATTCAACTTAAGGGATCGGGTAGAACGCCGTACTCGCGGCAAGGAGATGGAAAGGCCACGCTTGGCCCCATGCTACGGGAATACATTATCAGCGAAGCCATGCATGCGCTTGGCATTCCGAGTACCCGAAGCCTTGCGGTGGTGACGACTGGTGAAAAGGTCGCCCGTGAAACATTTCAGCCGGGCGCGGTGTTGACACGCATTGCGGCCAGTCATCTGCGCGTTGGCACGTTCGAATACGCAGCCAATTGGGGCAATCCTGACGATCTTCGAGCTCTCGCCGATTATACGCTGCAGCGCCATTTCGGTGTCCCCGGCAAAAATCCGTATCAGTATCTTCTTGAATCGGTGATCAAACGGCAGGCGGAACTAATTGCAAAATGGCAGGCTGCAGGTTTTGTCCATGGTGTCATGAACACCGATAACATGGCACTAAGCGGCGAAACGATCGATTATGGCCCATGTGCCTTTATGGATACCTATGACCCTGCAACGGTGTTCAGCTCCATCGATACGCGAGGGCGTTATGCGTATGGCAACCAGCCGGGTATTGGTGGATGGAACCTCGCGCGTTTTGCCGAAACCCTACTGCCGCTGTTGCATGACAATGAGCAGGAGGCACTTGAGATAGCACAGGATGCTATCTCGAATTACGAGGCGCTTTTTCAGCGCAGCTGGTTATCGATCATGCGGCAAAAGCTTGGCCTGTTCAATGAAGAGCCCGAGGATAAGGTGCTCATCGACGGTTACCTAAATTTGCTTTTTAAGTACCGTGCAGACTATACCAATGCCTTTTTGGCGCTCACATTTGATAAGCTGCATCAAATGCCGTTTTCCCGCGCGCCAGAATACCAAGAGTGGGCCAAAGCCTGGGAAGCAAGACGAACCGCGCAGCAGGAAACCAAAGCCGAATCAAACGCGTTAATGCGCCGCAGCAACCCGGCCATCATACCGAGAAACCACAGAGTAGAAGCCGCTCTTGACGACGCAGTCAATCAAGGGGATTATAGCTTACTCAAGCAGCTGAACGATCTGCTGTCCCAGCCCTACGCACATTCCGCTGAGCAAGCCGCTTTTGCTGAACCGTCACATCCCTCTGCGCAGCCATACCGGACATTTTGCGGCACATAAAAGCTAATTTAGTTCGCCGGATTGAGGGGGACATACTTTGCATTTAGAAGGAATCGCAGAGAACTCGCTACATCAAAGTGCTCCTTTCCGGTAGGTGAACGTGATCGAACCTGTCCCCGTGATTTCAACCTCCGTATCACCCTCCAGGAGCACAAGTGACGGAACGACATGCGTGCCAGCTGATAGGTTAATCGTATAAACCACTCCTGCGATCTCAAATGTCAGCGTCATCTCGGCGGAAACGGTGATCGTCGGCACGACCGGCATACGCAAGTTCGTCAGAGTCAGGGTCGCGCTACCGACGGGAAGAACGGTAATCGTAGTCTCAAAGTGCTCCATCTTGAATGGTTTCGCACGGCATTTTAGTGACAGCTCGCAATACCCAGCGTGCTTTTCCACGTCCTCGAGCGTAATCCGAGCGTTGTAGTAGTAGGTCGGGTCGCGGTCGAAGATCACGTTCATGCGCCGCCCATGCACGTCCGCCGCGAATGCAGAGATCAGCGCGTCAAACGGCGCTCGCGCATACAGCGTCAGCGGAATGATCCGATCGGCGTATCGTACCGTACCGAACGCTTCCGACAGATCAAGCGCGCCATCGCGCCCGGGAATCTCCACAAAGCTCGACTGCGGTTCCGGCATAGGGATGGCGTAGGGCGCGACGATCAAACCGTAGTCCGCGTGTGCCCATTTCGTTCCGAATCGAATATCGCTCACACCAGCCGCTCCTTTCGTCTGCGAATCGCGCCGAGCGCGTCATCCATGGCCGGCGCAAGCCAGCCGATCGTTGCACCCGTGTCCGCGACCAACTGCATGCCCGCCAACTGCGGCAAGTATCGCCGTACTTCGCCGATCAGCACGTCCAGCTTCTGGGAGAGCAAGTCGTTTGTCCCGCCGATGCCAATGCTATTCGGTAGATTCGTCAGCACATCGATCGCGCCGACGTCCACGCTGGTCGGGATCGCGCTTTGAATCTGCTTGTTCACATCCTCCATGGCATCGGTGAAGCCAACGCCGACACTGTCGCCCATGTTCTCGCCGATCCCGACGAACACCTTGGACGGCGACGCGATACCGAGCGCTTTCTTGGCGCTCTTGACAATACCGGAGAAAAAGTCTTTTACCTTCGAGGCTAGCCACGAAGCCATGCTCTTGATGCCTTCCCACAACCCACTGACGATATTCTTACCGATCTCGATCATGGATGACACCGACTGACCGAGTCCGTTCAGAATCGCGGAAATGATTTGCGGCAGTGCAGCGATCAGCTGCGGGAGAGCTTTAATAAGGCCCATCGCGAGCTGAACCGTTAACTCGATGCCCATGGTCATGATCATTGGCAGATTCTGGGTGATGAAGTTGATTATCCCGGTGATCAGTTTCGGCAGCGCTTCGATCAGCTTCGGCAACGCGCGGATGATACCCTCCGCTAAGCCCTTCACAATCGAAAACGCTGCGGCGATTAGCTTATCCATATTATTGAGTAGGGTTTCACAAATCAGAAGCACCGCCTCGATAATCGCTGGAATCAGCGTCGGCAGCGCTTCCCCGATACCGGAAATCAACGATGCAATCATAAGGATCGCCGCTTCCACCAACGCGGGCAAATTATCAACGACCCCCTGCGCGAGCGTCGTAATCAGTTGCACCGCGCCGTCTGTAAACTGCGGTAAAGCGGTAATTACGCCCTGGAGCAGCGTCATAACGATTCCCGACGCTGAGGAAATCAGCATAGGTAGGTTCGCTGCCAGCGCGCCGCCGATCGCGCTCACAATGCTCATGCCAACCTGCACGAACTGCGGTAGGCTGCCGAGAATTAGATTAGCGATCCCGCCGACCGTTTCGCCAAGCACGACGGTGATCTTGTCGAAATCGCCGCCCGCTTCAGCAAGTCCAGACGTGAAATTGCCGAGAAGCGATACGCCATCGTCCGCAAGCGTCTGCAGTTGCGGGAGCAGCACCGTGCCCATGACCCTCTGCGCCGCCTCCGAGCCCTGTTTGAGCCGTTGCACGGAATCGTCAAACGCGCCAAACTTCGCGATCGTGTCCTCGCTTAGCACTGCGCCCATGCGCTTCGCTTCATCGGTTAACGCTGCGATGCCTTTGCTGCCCTGTTCGATGAGTGGATTCAGATCTTGCGCGCTCTTGCCAAAGAGTTGCATAGCCAGCGCATCGCGCTCTGTTTCGTTCGCCACCTGCCCGAGCGCGTCGATGGCATCCCAGTAAACATCTTCGCTGTCGCGAAGCGATCCGTCTGCGTTGGACACCGATACGCCGAGGCGGTCATATGCCTTCGAAAAGTCGTTGCTTCCGTCCGCAGCGTTAGACATCGACTTCACGTTCTTCGCCATGGAGCCGGTCATGGTCTCTAGAGACACATCCACGAGGTCGGCAGCGTATGAATATGCCTGTAGCCGCTCCACACTTATCCCGGTGATAGAGTTCTGCGTCAGCATTTCATCCGCATATGCCGCCGTGTTGACGGTCATATCGATCAGCGCTTTGCCTGCCGCAACTGCGGCTGTACCGATCGCCACCATTGCCGCGCCGAGCGCGACGCCGATGCCCTTGACGACCGAGCCAAGCTGATCGAACCGACCGCCAGCGTCATCTGCCTGATCGGCTGACTGCTTGATCTCGTTGCCGAATTTATCCGCTTGTTTGCCGGCCGAATCGAGACCGTTAGCGGAACTTTCAAGCGCAGTTTCATTTGCGCCGAGCTCGCGCTCCATGCCGTTGAGCGCGGCGTTGGCGTTATTGAGTTGAACCTGCCAGGCCTGGGTACGTTTATCGTTCTCGCCAAAAGAAGAAGCCGCGTTCTGTAACGCGGCCTCGAGGGTTTCGACCTTATCTTTTTGAGCATCGATCTCTTTTTGCAAGACTTGGTTTCGGGCGGTCAGTGCGCCGACCGATTTGTCCTGTTTGTCGAACTGGGAGGTGACGAGGTTCATTTCGCTCCCGAGCACCTTGAAAGACTGGTTGATCTCGGAGAGCGATTTCTTGAATTGGGCCTCCCCCTCAATTCCGATTTTCAAGCCGAAATCGCTTGCCAAAGGACCACCTCCCTATAATACATGGCACAAAAAAACGACCCGAAGGTCGTTTCAGTCTGTC